CGGCTACAAGCAACTCAAGAACCACCAGTTCGAGCAAATCCTCTGGGACCAGCACGATGCGCTGATTGCGCCGGATGAATTTGCCGAGATGGAGCGCGCCATTGCCCGCAACCGGAAGCTATGGGGCGTTCACGGCCAAAAGACTGTGCGCGCTCTCACCGGGCTGTGCATCTGCTCAGAGTGCCAGAACAGGCTGAAGTACATCGGCGGCCGCACATATCCAAGCTTGAAGTGCTCCGGCGATCTGTGCTCACAGCACTACAAGGGCGTCCGTGAAGAGCTGGTTTTGATGTGGGCGACTGCTGAGTTGTCGAGAGTGGCGGCCACTCGGATGGCGGCGATGGCTGAGCGGTCGGAGCCGGCCGAGGTGACGCTGCTGCGAAAACGGATTGAGGAGCTGGAGAGCCTCCACGACCAGGACCTTCAACCCGTGATTGAGGCCAAGCGCTCCCGACTCGAGCAGCTGCTTATCACGCCGACTATTGACGCGGGCTTGATGGAGAGGATGTCTGATCCGCGATGGCTTTCGAGGCTGACGTACGAAGAGCTGACTGTCTTGCTGCACCGGCTTGTGGCCTGCATCCTGATAACCAAGCAGGCTCCGACGGCATTGTCCCTGCGGCCATGAGCGCTTGATAGCGGGCATCGTTGCGCAGGATGATTTCCGAGCAGCTCATTCCCGCACCTCCGGCAGTTTGCTTCCGCATCACGACCCCTTGCGCACGTAGAACTCGCAATCAGCGGCGAACGATTCGCCTTCCGTCAAGACATCGGGCATCCCGATAGCGCAGGGGTGGATCTCGTCATCCAGGCCCCGCCACTCGATGCAGTGCCAGCACTTGCGGCCATTGCTGGGAGCCACGAAATCATCCCGCAGCAGGTCGCGGTAGGCCAGGCCCAGGCAGATTTGGCGGATGGCTTCGCGGCTGCAGCGGTACTCCCTGGCCAGTTGGGCCCAGCTGTCTCTCGACTCTGCGCCCCTGGCCCTGATCTCCAGGATTGTTTCATCCGAAAAGCGCCGCTTCCTACCTGGATCACGGCGGACTGTGGCGCCCTCCTTCGGCGGCAGTTTCTCCACCAGGCGCCTGGATTCATGCCCGCAGGATTTGCAGATCAGCAGCTGAACGCGCCCATCAGGCCGTGGCCAGGAGTGCTTTACCACCACCGCAACGGCCTGACATTTGGTGCATTGAATCGTTGGCTTCACGCTGGAATGGGTGACGCGGAGAGCAACTGCTGGGGGACCACGTATTCAGCCCCCTCGTGATCCACCACCGAGTAATGCGGCCATCCGCATGGGCCGTAGCCAAAGGCCTCGACGACCTTGGCCGGGTAGGGCTGGCGGTGGCTAGCGATGAACACTTCATCGCCAACCTTGAAGCGCCAGGGGTTTGATCTGAGCAGTTCAACAAGTGCCATGGCTCAGTCTGCGAGGGGTTGGTAACCGGAAAATGCGCCGATGCTGGAGATCTCAGCCGGGGCGGATGGTGCTGCTTGCCTGATGGCTGGGGCGGTTTCTTCCCGCACGATCTGCACTGCGGCGAACACGCCAGCGGCGGCAATCACCATGCCGATCAGGGCTCGGCGACGGGCATGGGCCTCGGCAGCAGCACGCAGCCGGCGGTTGTGGCGCGCCCTGGCCACAGCCAGAGAAACAACAGGAGAATCAACCCCGCGCCTCGATGCGCAGGATCTCTGAGCCGGGGAAGCGTTGCAGGAAGCATTCCCTGATGACTGGCTCTGTCCAGCCGGTTGGCACGATCCATTCGAGTTGGTGCAGTTCATCGGATTTGGTGTAGGTGATTTGGTAAGGCATGGGTTAGATCTGGCCGCTGTTTTCAAGGGTCTTGGCGATCAACCGGCATTGGCCCGCTAGGTCGAACGCCAGCTGGTCATCGAGCCGGTTGCCGGCCGCGTCCCAGGCGTTGTCTTCGATGGCCTTGGCCGTGGTTTGGACTGCATCCAGCAGCCCCACCAGCAGGGGCAGCAACGGGGCGTTGTGCTCGCCGATGGGCGGCAGGGTCAACAGGGAATCGACGTGGGCTGGGATGGCCTCACGGGCGGCCTGGAGGATTAGGTCCGACAGGGCCGCGGGACATTCGATGCGTTGGTGGTTCCGAAACTGCATGAGCTGAATTTATGCGATCTTCCAAGAGCGGCGCTCGACCAGGGCAACGCCATCGATCCGCACGCCAGCCTTGAGCGCAGCGCCCAGGGCGGTTTTGTTGGCGCTGTGCGTGGTGCGGCTGGTGACGAACCCATCCGGCAGCTCCATCACATCAATGCTCACCTCAACCGCCTGGCTGCGGCGGCTGGTGATCCGGTGTTCCGGGAGCTCCAGCTTGGTGAGATCGGGGTCGATTTTCTGGAGCGCCGCGATCAGCCGGTCCTGCAGGGCGTCGGCCTGCTGCTCGGCGGCTGCGGCCAAATCCTTAAGGCGTTGGGCGTGGGCTGCGCGGCTGATGGCCTGAGCCCGGATGTGGTCGATGACCCAGCACCAAGCGTCGGCCTTGGCATGGAGCGCCTGCTTGTTGGCGGCCTCGGTCGTGATCAGGGCCTCCAAAGTGGCAATGGCGTCCAGGGCCTCGTCGGGATCGCCGAACAGCCCTTCGGCTGCGTCGTTGATTTGCCGCTGGAGTTTGAGCGCTTCGCCGGTTAGGTCGAAGAGGGAAGTCATGGCTGGCCGGTGGTGGTGTTTCCAACCCCTTAACCCTAGCGTATTGGTTCCGCTTCCGCATCCCCTATAGTGCAGGAATCGTTAGGGTCCGATCCGTGGCCACCAACAACCAGCAGGCGTGGTGGCTTGAAGCAATCGGTAGGATTCCCCTGCTGACCCCTGCAGAGGAGCTGGAGCTGGGGGCCGCAGTGCAGCGCTGGCGAACGCACCCGGAGCCCTGCCCGCCAGGTATCAGGCGCCGGGGCCTGCGGGCCCGCGATCGGTTTGTGCAAGCCAATCTCAGGCTTGCCGTTTCCTATGTCTCCAAGCGCTGCAACCGGCTGGCCCGGATCCACGGCACAGAGGATCTGATCCAGGCGGCGAACATGGGTTTGATCACCGCGGTGGAGCGGTTCGATCCGGCCAGGGGATACCGGTTCTCGACCTATGCCTATTGGTGGATCCGGCAGGCGGTGGGGCGGTTCTCGGATCAGCACGGCCGCTCGATCACCATCCCCGGCAGCCATTCCCAGTACCTCGGCCGCATTGGCCCGACAACCCGGCGACTCGAGGGTGAGCTCGGCCGCCTCCCCGCCCACGTCGAGATCGCCGAGGCCCTGGGCTGCAGCGTGGCGGTATTGGAGCAGGTCATAGAGAATGGCCGCCCGATCGGCAGCCTGGATCAGGTCGTGAGTGATGACGGACTCGAGCTGGGTTCCCTGGTGGCGTCGTTTGACCGCACGCCAGAGGAAGACGAGGAGCTGGCCGCTCGCCTCACGCAGGCGGAGCAGTTGCGGAACCTGATCACCCGTCTACCGGCTCAGGATCAGCGGCTGTTGTCGTTGGCCTGGGGCCTCGATGGGGTGGAGGTGCCTCGCCCCGAGCTGGCCCAGCAGGAGGGCCTGAGCGCCCGGGCATTGGATGCCAAGCTCAGCCGGCTGCAGCAGCAGCTGTCCACCCAATCGGTGCAGATGGTGCTGGTGGCGGTTAATCGGGTGAACCCGTCGCCCAGGCTGAAACGGAAACGACGCAGGCGGCAGCGGCTTGGAGGCGTGGAGCAGCTGGCGCTGATTTAGCGCTGCTCCTGATGCACCGAAACGAACACGGTGCCGGCCATCACCAGGGGGAGCAGTTTGTCGCGCAGGTCGATGTTGTGCAGCCGGATGCAGCCCAGCGTTGAATGCAGCGGCTGAAGCGGCAACCAGCATCCTGGAAATCCGCAGGCGGAACCACCACCATGCACCATGATCCCGTCGCGGCCGTGGCGACTGCCGGGGCCCTCCTGGCCCTCGAGCCCGATCAGATCGAACGACAGCCACCCGTAGGCCAGCACCTCATCAGTGCGGGGTGGCTTGGGGCCATGCTTGGCGATGTCGTTGTAGATCTGGCCGATCTTGTAGAGCCCAGGCGGGGTATCGGTGCCGGTGTGGGTCCATTCGTTTTCACTGCCCTGCCCGCGGGCCAATGCGGCCACCTCCCAGAGACAACGGCCGTCAAACGAAAACGCCTTGGCCGTCTCTGAAATATCCGAGACGATGATGTGAGAGTCGCCAGCCTTGAACCCGAAATCCTGGGGCGTCTTTTTGGGCCCGGCGACGTTTGCTGGCACAGCTGCCGCGGGGCTGCCCGCTGCCCGCCAGAGATCGGTGAAACTCTGTTTCTGCGCGTCCGTCATCGATTCCCAGAGCGCCGTGAACGCCGCCAGCTGGTGCGGCGTGATCGTCCCGGTGCGGGCGATGTGCTCAGCCGCGCCGCGGATTGATGCGTAGGTCATTGCTGCGCCTCCAGCCGGGCAATGCGTTGCTCGATCTGGTTAATCCGGGGGTACATCTCCTGCCGGTCGGCCTTGATTTCCTCGCGCATCAGGCTGACCTGTTCGGCGATGTGCTCAACGGCTGCGGTGAGCCTGACCACCACCACCGCATCAGAGCGGTCGCGCTTCATGGCACTGCCGATTCCGCTCGCAATAATTCCGATGGTGGCGCCTGTTGCGGCGGCGATCAATTCGATCATCTCAACCCCTGCGCTTCTGGGAGCCGATGGCGCGAAGCACCGTGACGCCGAGATCAACCCAGCCGTTGCCCTTCACCCGCTTCATGAATGGCAGGGCTTCTGAAATAGCCAGGGCGGTAGCGAGGCCTGCGGCCAGTGCCTGGAGTTGCTCGACCGTCATGGCTGAAACTGGAGTTGCTTCAGGCTATGGAGTTAGGCCTAACAACTCCTTCAGCTCCGCCACCGTGAGGCCGGACTGGGCGAGTTTTTCGGCGGGTGTTAGAGGGGCTGGTGGTGCGGGCTTGGGTTCAGGCTCTGGCTCGGGAGGTGGCGGGGGTAATTCCTCAATGACCCATTCGCCGTCCTTGAACACCGCAAACTTGGGCAATGTTGCCTTGGGTGGTTTTAGTGTTGTGGCGTGGGCGGGGATGAGAAATACGCCGGGTTCTAGAGGTGATTCATCGGCCAATCCTTCAGCGTGGAAGATGCCGGTATCTGGAGCGTAGCTGTAGGTTTTCATGATCAGAATTTAATGCAGGCCAGAAGGGCAATGTTCCGAGGTCTTACATAGTAATACGTGCCATTGCGAGTGTAGCCTGCCATACCTGCGCCATTATTGCCAGGGGGGGTTGAATAAGCTGACGTAGTATCTGGGTTTATAATTGACTCAATTTTTGCAGCTTGGTAAATAATATCCGTAAATGCGGTAGCAGCCTGCGCACTACCAAAACCTCGTCCGCTATCCACCCCACGGCTATCATCCCAGCCCCGTAAAAACTCACCTCGCAAATCCGGCACGTTGAACGTGGTGCTGCCATTTCCATTCCCGAAAGTCGTGCCAATGGCGGCGAACAGTGCTGAGTAAGTTGATCGGCTGATAGCTGCGCCGTTGGCCTTGATGTAGCCAGTTGGCGCTGTGCTCATGGCGAAGTAATCAACTGCGCCAGCGGGGGTGGTGGTTATAGACCCCACCGCACTTGACACAAAAGCAGTGGTGGCTAGCTGCGTGGTGTTAGTGCCAGCAGTGGCAGTAGGGGCGGCCGGTGTGCCTGTGAAAGTGGGACTGGCTAGCGCTGCATAGCCGGAGATGCTGGCACCACTTGGGATGGTGACGGTTCCTGTAAATGTGGGCGACGCTAGGCGCGCGTACCCAGCAATCGAGGCGCCCGCCGGAATAGTGACCGAGCCGGTAAACGTCGGGCTAGCCAGCGGGGCCCGTGTGGTGTCGGTTGGGTGAACGTGATCCTGCCGGGCGTAGCGAAACGAAGTGCCCACTGCTGCCATGCCGTTCATCACAGGCGCTGTGGCTGATGCCTGGCCCACAACAAACGCTGTCGTGGCAATGTTGGTTGAATTGTTGTCTGTGGTCGGCGTGGTGCTTGTGCCACCACCACTGAGGGTGGCTACACCCGTCACGCCCAGCGTGGTGCCAATGGATGCCGCGCCTGTTGTGCTTAGGCCGGTGAGCGCGTAAGTGGCTACTAGTTCAGCCCAAGCAGTGCCGTTCCATTTCTTCCATCGCCCCGCACTCGAATCAAACCGGATTGCACCCGTCGGTATTGACGTGCTTGTGGTGCCGTCAAACTGAAGTGCTAAGTCAATGTCACGGTTTTTGATTTCCGTGAGGATATTGGTATAAATACTCGTCAGAGCTGGCAGTGACCAATCAGTCATCAGACTCCCCTAGCGCTCCAACTGAATGATCCACTTATTCTAGTGCCGGAGCTGTTGAACAACAGCACCTTGAAAGACGTGGGGTTAGGCGAATCCACAAAGTCGTAGACCGCCACCACGGAACTGGTTGCCAGTGGTGTGACGCTGATGCTGTCGATGTCCACGAACGCAACGCCAAACGAAACCACCGTGCCGCCGCTATCTGCCGCGTTGGCCGTGCCGGTGCCGGAGTCGTTCTTGAGCTTGGAGTCCAGCTTGACGTTTAGGCCGGTGATCTGCAGCAGGTCATCACCACCCGTGGATGCGAAGTCCCACTGAGCCCGGAAATAGCGGAAGTTGGTGGCGAACACTGAGCTGACACCTGAAAATGTCGTCCATGCATCGGTTGTCAGCCTCCTGTAGGCCAGCGTCGGCGTCGTGCTGGTTGTGCCCGCAATGGTGTTGGTGGTTAGGACCGTGGAAATCTTCGATGACGCGAGCACGGCTCCATAGTCAATCTCTTCCACGTATTGCCCTGTTGCCTGCGATGGCATGGCGAAGTAGGCGTACCCATCATTGATCTGGTCTTGCGGTGTGGTCCACCCACGGCTGGTGAAATGCGACTGCCATGTTTCGGTGGTGTTGACGCAAACCAGCAGACCTCCGCCTTCTACCGCTGCATTGGTTTTGCTGCCGCTGAATGTGCTGTTCTGGTCCAGCTTCAGGACGTAATCGGGCGGCTGGGATACGGAGGTAGTGACGCTGCCAGGGCTGCCATAATTTCCTGCAACGTCGATGCCCGCCAGAAAATATGAAAATGTGCCGCTAACTGTCTCGAAAACAGTCGTGAATTTGCCCTGCTTGGTTCCAATTACTTGAGCAGTCGCCCATGATGCCCCCTTGCGCAGTTCGTAACTTTCGATGGGCAGAGTTTGGGTGCAGTCGTTCCAGTACAACAGCACGTTGTTATCAACAACCTGCGTGGTGATCGTGGGTTGCGTTGGCGCGATAACAATGGCGTCGAAATAGTTCGATGTACCCATCGTGTTGATCAGGTCAACCGCTGCCACGTAAAACCGGCGAGTGCCGACCCACGCCGCTTTGGTGGTGAACGTCGTGCCCTTGACCGTGCCCAGGCTGGTGGCCGTCGCCCAGGTGCTGGAGGTGGAGCCGGAGCGCACTTCGTAATAGGAAGTCGCCAGGCTGCCTTGGATGGCGCCCCACGACAGGGTGAAGTTTTCGCCCCCGAATGAGCCGCTGGTGGTTGGCGCTGCCGCTGCTGCAATCGTGAACGATGCGCTAATGGCGTTGACGCTGTAGCTGCCGCTGGTGTCGAGGGCCTTGATCCACCACGTTGTTGTGCCTGAGCCTGGGAGGCCGAGTTTTTTGCTGGTGGCGTTGAACACGCCCAGCAGGGTTCCCACCCCCCACGATGGGCCGTCCCAGATCTCGTAGCCCTGTAGGTCCAGATCGGTGACGGCTGGCCAGCTCAGGGTGATGCCAACGCTGGGATCCAGGGCGGCGGTGAACGATTCCACGTCGCTAGGCGGTGCGGTCTTGCCAAGGGCGGTGACGGAGCCAGCAAGCGGCTCAACCGATGGCTTGAACGTTGCGTTGAGGCTGTAAACCTGGAACTCGAATAACCCCGGCGTGATGTCGAGAATCTCAAAATCAACCGATGGTTGCTGCGTCGTGGCCCAGTTGCCCTGATCCTTGCGCCAGCGCACCTCGTACAGGCTGACGCCCAGCACCGGTTTCCAGCTGGCGATCACCTTGGCGCGCACCTGGGCCTGATAGGTGTAGAGCGCCTCTGCGAATGCCAGGTTGGTAGGCGCCGCCGGCAGCTCGTTCAGGTTGGTGATGTCCCTGGGTTGGAGCGGTGTTCCGTTTTCGATGTAGCCGTATTTGGAGGCGTCATAGCTCACCATGGTGGTTCCGTATGACACCCCATCGTCCTGCTCGGTAACGCCCAGAACCCGCCAGGTTGAGGCCTGCAGATCGGTGGATTCAAAAACCCAAATGCTGTTGGGATTCGGCGCTGATCCGAATGCCGGGTTGACCGTGATCACTTCCCCTGTGATGCCTGCCACCGGCCGCACCTGCACGGTGCCGTCCGGGAGGATCACCGACAGCGTGGGGCTGTTGGCCGTGCTTAGGCCTTCCGTGGAGTCTGCGGTGATTGCGCTGGCCGTGGCGCTGATAATCCGCCCGCCCCGCCTGGAGCCTGCCTTGAGCGGGTCTGCGTTGCTGATCACCGTGCCTGGCCGGAGGATGGTGCCTGCCACCAGATCCACCGGCGTGCTGGCGACCTCGCTGTTCTGCTCCTCATAGAGCAACCACCGGCCCACCCTGGCGGCCTGCCCCCTGCTGGTGCAGCCGTAGCCGGTCAGCTGCGTGGTGACCACTCCGTACTTGGTAATCGCCGCCGCGTCCTCGACCGCCTCGTAGGCGATCTCCCTGGAGCCGTCAATCCACTTGCCCAGCACGGGATCGTAATAGCCCAGGTCCAGATACGAAACCACAGCGACCGTGGGCCGTGTTTTTTGGCTGCTGCTCTGGTAGTTGATGCCGCCCTCGCCAGTGTTGGCACTGGTCAGCAGGTAGCTGGGATCTGTTGGCCGGTCCTGGCTGATGGTGAGCGTGCCGCCGCCCCAGTAGGGCATACAGCGCATCACACTGCACAGATTGTTGATTAGTTTGTAGGCTTCTTCTGCGTTCTGGATGTTGACGTTACAGGAGAAACGCGGCTCATAAATAATCGATCCATCTGTCGCCCGATGGCCTGAATCAACCAGCTGGCTGGCGTACTGGGAGGCAGAGTAAAAACTCCATTTATCGAGCTGCTCTAGCTTGATGTGATCGCCGAAACCATAGCGGGTGCTGGTCAGGAGATCAAGCAAGATCATCGCGGGGTCACTACACCAAGCCGCCGCGCCGAAGGTGCCATTCCACACCCCGGAGTAAATCAGCCGCCCGTTGTTTTGATCGACGGTTGCATTGCTGGGGATCTTCACCTTCACCCCGCGCACCAGGTAGCTGCGGGATGGAATCGAGCTGAACTGCTGGGCGTTGATCCGCAGGCCTACCAGGGCTGAGTTGGGGTATCTCAGGCGGGCGTTGGTGATCTCGGTGTATGAGGCCCAGGAGAAGGCGTTCGTCAGCTTCGGATCTGTGCTGTCTGCCGTTACCCGCGTCACGCGGATGTCCACGGGTAGGGCCCCGGTGAAATTGATCAGGTAGTTCTTCTGATACAGATCGCCAGTGCGACCGGTGATGGTGTCATCCACGACCGTCGTGAACCCGCCGCCGGCGTACTGCACTGCAATCTGCAGCTGGACGCTTGCGCCGATGATGTCGCCCTTATCGGTGAATCCCTGAAGCTGGGGGATTGAAATGGTCAGCCGTACCGCGTCAACGTTTGGGCTGGTGATTGATTTGATGACCGGCAGGCCATTGAGCACCGTGGTCCCAACGCCTACCTCGCTTTCCACGTCGCTGCTGATCGGGATCGCCGCCTGGTCCTGCGTTCCGTTAGTGGTGTAGACCGCAACGTCCTGAAAGTTGTAGCTACCGTCTGCATTTTGCAGCGGGGTGTTGTTGATATAGATGGATTTGTGGCCGTTCTTCAGGCCTTGAATCTCGCCTTCGCTGATTAGGTCGATGACTTTTGCGTACTGCGTTGAGTCGAGGCCGTCCCGTGCGGTGCTGGGGAACCACTGACGAGCGCCACCACCCTTGCCGCCACCCCCGCCGCCACCAGAGCCGGAAACTAGCGCTCCGCCTGCAATGCGACCGCCGCTGCTCATGCCACCACCTGAACGGTGTCAATCCCGGCGCTGGCTACAATAGATCCGGTCAAGTATTCGCCGTAAACTATGTTTAACGGCACGCCAGCGCGTGAGGTGTTCTGGATGCCTGAGAAGGAATAGCTCTTCTGCGGGTCTTGCTCGCTGTCGGTTCCGGTTGGTGTTTTGGGGACGGGTGAGATTAGCTGGGCTACGCCGCCAATGACCAAGCTGATACCAACGCCAATCAATGGGCTGAATCCGGTAACTACCCCAATTACGACCAACGCAATCCCCGCAATAATCTTTCCCACGGCCCCAGCGCCACCCACCACAGGCGCAATCTTGATCACCTGCCGCCCCGCAGGATCATGCAATTCATCTTCGCTCAGGTCGTAACTTCCGAGGCTCACGCGATAGTGCTGGTCAGCCATGTGCTTCTCCAGCTCCGGCCAATTTGCAACCAGAAAACGAGCAGCCTCAGCCGCTGTTGCCACGTCGGCCTCTAGCGTGCGGTGGCCGATAAACTTTGCCAGCTTGCCGTAGAGTTTAATCTTGCGAAGCATGGCGCAACCTCCTTCCAGTACATTTTAGGAGCCATCCCCCATACAAATCGCGGGACGAAAGGCGGTGCTGGAGGTGATGCAGGACCATCTGATCGCCTAGGTAGACGGCGCAGTGATTGAGGCCCACCGCGCTGATTGACATCAGCAGCAGATCACCGGGCTGGAGTTCTTCCTCCTCTGCCAGCTCCCGGAATCCGGTTTCTTTCCAGCACCCGTCAAACATCGGCGCCGCCAGGAATTGATCCGGGCTCCGTGGGCGCTCCCAATCCCGCAGGATGATTCCCTGCTCTGCGTACCAGTCCCGCGCCAGGGTCCAGCAGTCCTGCACCGACCACACCCACTCCCGGCCAATCAGCGGGGCTTTGTAGCCGCAGGGCTCACACTTGCCCCACGCCAGGGTCTTTGGATTCACGATGCGCCAGGGCAGGCCTGATGCTTCGCACGCCACCCGATCTGCTGGGCTGGGCGTTGGCGGGGTGACGGGGTGAGAGTGAAATACGGCCACCACTTCGCCTGCGTCTTCTGCCGCCGCCCAGTCGTCTGGGTCGATAGTGAAAAACCCACCCGGCTCGGCGCTGATGTTCCGGCAGGGCCAATATCTGCGGCGCCCTTTGATGACCACCACCAACCCGCAGGCCTCCCGCGGGTCTTCTGCCTGGGCGTGGATCAGTGCATCATCTCGCCAGGCCATCAGTAACCGCTAGCCCCCACTCCCGGGAATCCGCCGTAGGGCAGCTCAGCGGCCGGGTCCCTGAATGCGTAGGTGGTGTCAGCCGTGAATGCGTAGGTGCTGGCGGCTGGTGATGCGGGAATGAAGTACAGGGTCACAGGAGCGTTATCTTTTACGGAGCCGCTCAGAATGTTAAGGATAACTTTTCCAGCCGAAACAGATCTGACCGTTGTATTGAGCCCAAAGGAGCCAAACACTTGCATTCCTGCAACTATGCCACTTGTATTCGATAGAAATACTCCATCGTAGCCGTAGGTATAACCATAAACAGCGTCATAGGTTCCGCTGCGGGTGAAGCTGTACGGCCGCTGGCTCAGGGTCAGCGTGGTGCCGCTGATTCCGGCAATCGTGGCGCCGTTCATGTAGGTTCCAGCTACCGCCATTCCTACCGCTAGGCCTGTGGTGTTGGCCACCACCAGTGCTGCGGCTGTGGCTGATGCTGTGCCGGTCTTTGATGCGCTGCTTGAAGCTGTGGCGTTGGCGCTCAGGGCCAGCGTGGTGGAGCTGGTCACAGTGCTGACCGTGGTGCCCGTTGGCAGCCCCCAGCCGCGGATCGGATCGCCCGGCAGGATTGAGACGGTGCTGGCCAGGGTCAGGACGTTGCTGCCCACCGTGACGGTGCCGGCCCTGGTGAACACGCTGAACCGCGTTTCGCAGCCGTCGAGGCGCTTATTGCAAACGTCCAGAGCCAGCGAACCGACCGGGTTGTTGTTGATGTCGAAGTACCCAGGCCGGCTGTAACTGCATTCAGCAGAGCGGTAGACCCAGGGGCAGATGTTGGCGATGCACTGTCTCTTCGGCGCCCTGACGTTGGCGAGATCGAAGGCGGAGCACATTTCAAACTCGACCACCTCCCTGGTTTCCGCTGATTTGCGGTCGAGGAAGAACACCTCTCTGGGAAATTCGCAGTCAGGCTGTGGTGTCCCCAGGGGGTTCACGCCACCCGGCCAGTTCACGCCGTCCAGATACCTCGCCAGGGTCCGAATGCGGGTGACCTTTGCGGCCTCCAAGCCATTGGGCAGCGACAGGATGAGCGCCGTGATGGTGCCCATGGTGTTGGACACGCGGATTTTTGGGCGGGGTAGCTGGCCATTCCCGGAGTATTCAAAACCCGATGCCTCGATGGCCATCGCCAGGTAGGTGTTACCGGCCCACACCAGATTTCCGCCGCTCACGTTTGTGCCGGCGTGGAAGCGGTAGGTTTCGGCGATCCCGTGCTGGGCCAGATTGAGCTCCAGCGTGAACAGCTCAATGACTGCGCTAGGAGCGACCGATTGGAGCTCTGAAATGGGGACTGCCATCAGGGCTCAAACACCTGACGGAAGGCGGCCTGGATCGTGTTGAAGTTGTAGGCCCGCAGGGTGCAGGACCATTCCTCGCAGATGTACTTCCCGGCGATCCCGCGGGGTGATGTCCAGTCAAATCTCTCAGCGCCTGCCCGTGCCTCGAGGAACGCCAGGATTGCATCGCGCTCGGTGTCGCTGCGCTCCGCAAATGTCAGCGGCCATTCCTTGGGATCGGTATTGAGTCCCACCCGAATCCTGGTTTCGTAGCCGTCGCCGGCCTGGAATTTGCGCACCCGAGGCTTGCTGTTCTCGGTGGCCTCAAACGATGGCGTCCAGGTGAAGGTAGCCATTAGGCGAGGATCCCCCCAGGGCGTTTGTGGTACACCAGCCGCTGATCAACCACGGCGGCTAGGTCGCGGGCCAGGGCGCCGCTCTTGCCCTGGTCGCCTTCGGCCTTGGTTCCCTTTGCGTCAACCGCAATGGTGATGCTGGTGGTTCCGCCTCCGCCGCTGGAGACGACGCCAAGCTTCCCATCACGGCCCCGCTTGAGGGGCATGATCGCCTCGGGCCCGGCCTCGCCCATCAAACCGTTTTGCATTGCGCCGCCTTGGGCGAACTTGAAGAACGTGGGGCGGTTGACGATCCCGCCAGCTGCGAAGGGTTGGATCCCGTTGGCGGCGTAGGCGTTGCCGTTGGCGTTGCGCTTGAAGTTCAGTGCAGCCCCCCAGCCGATGCCCGTATCTTTAGCCCCAGCGGAGTTGAAGTTCTTGCCCAGGTCCATCCCGCCGCCGCCAGTGAATCCACCGATCACGCTGCTAAGGAGATTGGTCAGCAGCTTGATTGCCATCATGCGGACCGCATCGGCAATCATCTGTGTTGCCATCTTGGTGAAGTAGCTGGCGAGATCCTTAAAGAAACTTGCCAGCGCTTGCTTGGCCGTCATTGCGCCAGAAATCATCCCCTCGAAACTATTGGCGAAGGCATCACCGATAGCGTTAGCGGCGCCGATAATTTGGTTGGCGGGGTCCGCCATTTCCTGCAGGCGTTCCTTGATCTTGGTATAGGCCTCGTCGATCCTGGCCATGCCATCGCCCTGCAGTCCGGTGCTAGGTGAGGGTTTATACCCATAGGTGTCTTTTGGATCTATGGATGATGGCTTCTTCCCAAAATCCGGGTTATCAATTCCGGCCTGGCGAAGTAGCTCCCTGGTCTGCTGCTCCAGGTAACCGAGGCGGGCCTTCTCCAGCTCGTTGCGCTTGATGGCTTCGAGGTTGCTTTTCTCCTCAATCGACTTCGACTCTTTCAGCTTGCTGGTGAAGTCCTGCTCGATCCTGAGTTTCTGCAGTGCGTACTCGGCAGCCGCCTTCTCCATGGCGCTCGATGCCTGGTTGATAGTCAGTTCAGCCTGGGAAATCGCCAGCCGCCTCTGGCTGTCGAGCAGCTGCTTGACCCGTTCTTCGGCGAGGCGTTTGGCATCGGCTGCGGCTTTGTCACTAGCTGCGTTGCTTTTGCCGCTAGCGCCGCCGCCACCGCCGCCGGTTTTTAACGCGCCAAGGTCAGGATTGGATCCACCAGTGCCAGCAGGGGTTTCGCGGAATTTCTTTGGGTCAAGGCCTAAGACGCCTTGAGCATATTTTGCTTTGTAGCCAAGTCCCTGCTCCTCAGCAACCATGAAGGGGGCGGCGCCATACAATGCCATCCATCCAGAAAATGGATTGCTTGCTAGGTTGTTGCGCCGTTGGTTGTCTTGCCTCTCCAAATTTTTTAAGTTCCTGCGCTGCTTCTCCTGCGCTGCAATGACTTGCTGCCTGGTAGCTCCGGCAAAATCTGCTGCGGCACCACCTCGCTTGTCGCGGTCCTGAAGCTGCTTAAGCGTCATTGCCGCACCAACCACGTTGGTCACGTAGTTCACCCCAACGGTTATGATCCCGATGGTGGTAAGACGCGAAAGGACGGAAAGTAATTTCCCGCCGTTGATAGCCGCCGATGACATCCCCCCGCTGGCCGCTATGTATCCGGGTGCCGAAGCCGCTGCCGCGGCGCCTGCCGACGCCTGCGCAGTGGTCAAAAGTGCAAAGACCCCAATGGCGCCTTTGATCAGGGAAACCACTGGGCCCCATGCAATGGCAATGGCTGCCCCGGAGATGGCGAAGTTTTTGACGGGATCCGGCAGGTTGTTGAATGCCGTGACGGCACCCGTTACAGCATCGGTGATCTTGTCCAGCGCAGGCAGCAGAGCAATCAGCAGATCAGCGCCCAGGGCGCCGACCTTCCCGCTGAGCATGGCCAGCTTGTCGCTGTAGGCGTTGGCCTTCTCCGCAAATGCGGTGGTCATCTTGACCGATAGCTTGTCGATTGCATCGCCGCCCATGTTGAGCATGGGAATCATTTCGGCGCCGCTCTTGCCGAAATACTTCAGGGCCAGGGCAGTCTTCTCCACCCCGTCAGGCATCGCCTTAAACCTGTTGGCGATCTCAAGCATCACCGAATCAGCGGACTTCATCTGGCCGCTTGAATCCTTGATGTTGATTCCCAGGGCCTTGAATGCCCCCATCTGCTGCTTGCTTCCAGCGGCTGCATCAAGCATTCCTTTGGACAGCTTCACCAGCGCCTTGCTCACCGCATCAATATCCGTGCCGCTGGTGGCCGCTGCCTTCTTGAACCTGGCCAGAGCCTCGACGCTCACGCCGGTGCGCTGCGCTAGGTCGTACATCTTGTTGCCTGCATCCAGCGAACCCTTGGCCAGGCCCACCAGGCCTGCAACGCTGAGCAGCGGGGCCAGCGCACCCAATGCACCAGACAGGCCACCAGCAGCCCCGGTCAGGCCACGCATCGCGCCGGTGACGCCCTTCGCTATTCCCTCAACCGACTGCAGCCCGCGGTTAAGGGCGACGATCTGGTTTGCGCCTTGTACGTCAGCTTTGATGCGGAGCAGCGCATCCATGTTCATTGCCATGCCTACGCCTCCCGCTTAGCTTTTGCCGCCAGGATCGCCGATTCAATCACCTGCAGATCCTCCAAGAGTGCGGCCGGCTCCTTCACTGCATACAGGCTAAAGAGCCACCTTGCAGCGACATAATCCAGGCCAATAATCCCGTTCATTCCCACGCGCCATTGAGTCTCTAGGCGCAGGAACATTTGGACCGTTTCCCAGTTTTCTTCCCACACCTCGAAGTGCGGCGATTTCGCCGGCTCATCCGGCATGGTGATGCCCAGGACCGCTGCATCGTCTGGCGTGTCGTCTCGCTCGCCACCGAGCCAGTGCTCGGCAGCGTCGATTAGTTTTTTCTCTTGGCCCCCTTGAGCGAATCAAAGAACGCCTCAACGATCGCCGCCGAAACGGATGGCACATCGAGCACCTGGGCTTTGGCCTTTTCGCTGAACGGCACCTCGCCCCCCTCGCCGTCATCAATCCCGGCCCAGCCCACCAGCACCTCACCAGCGATCTGCTGGTCGGTGATCATTCCTTCGGTGTCTTCGTCTTTTTGGATGGCGCGCAGGCGGGCCATTACCGATTCCTGGATCTCAACGATCCGGGTCTGGGTTGGGCGCTTGAACTCAGCATCAAACGATTGCTTGAGGAACCGGCCGCCATCGGTCGGCACATCAAACGGCACCGGCCAGTTGTAGGTGTCCGATTGCTTGAGGATGAAGGCCATTGATGAATTAGAGGTGGTGGTGGTTCCGCAAGGCCAGTAGATCAGGTGAAGGCGAGGCTCACTTCGTCATTGCCCGCCGTGGTCGGCACCGCAACGTAGGGGATGCTCAGCATCTGCACGCCATCTTGATCCGCATAGGTGGGGTTCGAGATGTCGCACTGGCTGGCCGTGAGGGTTACCCGGTTGCCTGCGGTGGTGCCGTGGAGGAAGGTCAGGTTGCCGGTGGTTTCGGTCTGGGCAGTGCTGAAGAAATCCCGGGTGGCCAGGGTTGGCGCCTCGATCATCACCGTGCCGCTGGGGGCGCGGTTGGTGATGATTACTTCTTTGACCCCGCCGACCAGCTCGCGGTAAACCGTTCCATTGGCGATCTCGAAGCTGACCGACTGCAGCAAGCCGGCATAGCTGAAAAACTGGAAATTGGATGTATTGCCCTGGCGGAACACCAGCGGGCTGGCCTGCTGGCTGTAGGTGACAGAAGGAAGCGCCGTGTCGGTCGGCGCGTTGTAGACGCCCACCATGGTGAAATCCAGGGTGGGGATCTGGCCCACCTCAGCGTTAAGCGTGAAGGTGCCGCGGCAGCCGGTCAGGACGTGGCGGATGCCGTCGTTGTTGAAGTAGATCGTGGCAGAGCTGAATGCAGAGCTCACCGGCGCGTAGGTGACCGAGGTGCTGGCAACGATGGTTTCGCTCATTGCGGCCGCCTGCAGGATGGCTCCGAAGCGGGGCGCCGTACCGGCCACCCCAGAGCCAGCGAGCTCCACCTGGAAGGTGATGCTTACCCGGGTGTTGGCCAGCAGCTGCGGGCTGGCGCCGAGGTACGGCCGGATCAGATCCCGGCTGACCACATCAGCCTCGATAGGCGTGATCTCGAGGTTGCGCACCAGCAGGGCATCGGTTCCGGCAGGCGTGCTGTCGGTCCCATAGGCGCTTTCTTTCTTAACCTGGATCAGCCTTTTGCGTGTCAGAGCCATCGGTTAGTTCCTCTGTTGGAGGCTCGGAAGGGATAGCCGGCTCGGTGCGCTCAATGAGAGTGCGTTTGCCGGTTTTAGGGTCCAGCAGGTAAGAACCACCCTGGCCCTGGTACTCATCAACCAGGCTAGGGACGGGCTTAATTGGACAAGTCATTAAAAGCAGTCCGGTAGAGGATCCTGTAGTCGCACATGACCTTCCCGGTGGGCTGGTCGCTGTCCAGCAATTCAAAGGTTACGGGCAGCGGTTGCACGTCCATCGCTACCCCGCCCAGGGTCTGATCAGCGGTGAGCCTGCTATGCACGTCCTGCACAATCGGATCGGCAATCTGATCGGGAATGAGCCCCCGCACGATCACCATCACCCTGGCCGTCAACCGCCAGGTAAGGGTGGGCAGGCTGGTATCAATCAACGGGTCATCAGCAACCCACTCAATGCTGATGGCCGGTGTCTCTGCCCTGGCGAACCCTTCCGGGCGGCTGCGATAAATCCGCGTGCCCACGCCGGTGGTGCCGGTGAGCGTTGTGCGGATCGCGGCGAGAACTGTTTCGCGTTTGGTGGTCATGATTTCAATAGTTCAATCAGCGCAGCCTTCTGCTCCGCTGTCAAATCAGCAAGTGGATCAGCCTTGGCTTCAGGCTCAGGCTGTGGCTCTGTGTAGATCGGGTAAAGGTTGTCGGGGTCTGCGACTGCTGTGCAACCCTCGGGGGGTTGCCAATCGGATTCACCGTCCCACTGGACGCAGTTGATGCAGGTGCCAGCTAAGTCGAGGATTGCGTAGTTCATCACCATGCCCAGACCCTCACCCAGCCGTTAGCACCGGCACCACCAGCGCCGGAAGTGTTTCCGTTGGTGGTGCCGCCACCGCCGCCTCCTCCTCCTCCAGGAA